CATTAAAAAAGCCATCGCTATTGGCAAAGATTTCCATGAGATCATCAAGGATATGTCTGCCCTTATGAAGGCAGAGGGTGATCTTGCTAAGTTGGCTGCTGATCCGCCCCGTGGATGGGGTCAAGCAAATAGCGCTGAAGAGATTGCTATGCAGGCTGTATCAGCCCGCAAGCAAGTTGAGAGCATGACTGCCCAGATCAAGAATGAGTTCATGGCCCAGTACGGCATGAACGCTTGGGATGAGGTTCTCAAAGAGATCATCAAGATCCGTAATCAGCAAAAAGAGGCTGCTTTGAAGGCTGCCCAAGAACGGGCTGAAAATTTGAGAATGATCATGTTTGCCGTGCCTATGATCGGCATCCCTATGATTCTTCTCATCATTGTCGCCATCGCTATCATCAGCAATTAGGAGCCTACCAATGCATATGTCTCAAGCCGGTTTGGACAACCTTCTCAAGCGTTTTGAGGGCTGCAAGCTCAAGGCTTATCGCTGCCCCGCTGGCATTCTGACCATTGGTTATGGCCATACTTCTGCTGCCGGTGCGCCTGAAGTGACAGAGGGCATGACCATTACTCAGAATGAGGCTGAGTCCATCCTGAAGAAGGATCTGGTCAAGTATGAGAAGCCGGTGGCTGATTTGGTCAAGGTTGACCTGACTCAGAACCAGTTTGATGTGCTTGTGGACTTTGCCTACAACGCTGGTGTCGGCAACCTGAAGACCAGCACCCTACTCAAAAAGGTCAATGCCGGTGACTTTGATGCGGTCCCGGATGAGCTTATGAAGTGGACCAAGGGCGGTGGCAAGGTTCTCCCCGGTCTGGTGAAGCGCCGTCAGGCTGAAGGTGCTTGGTGGGATGCTCATCACGATCATCCCCATGACCATGCTGACCACCGCAGTGAGCCTGATGTGGTGCCTCAGAAGAGCATGGCAGAGAGCAAGCAAGGCAATGGTGCTATTGCCATCGGCGCTCTTGGTTCAGTCGGCGCTGCCAAAGAAGTGGTTGAACAGGTTCAGGAAGCCAATGACCTGTTTGGCACGGTTATGGGCCTCTTTGGCAATACCAACTTCATTATCATGGTTGCAGTTGTCGCAGTTGGCGGGGCAATCTGGTATTGGCGCAAACAGCACATGGAGACGCATGGTGTTTAGCCTTCTCTTTACCCCTCTGGGCCGCTATATCCTTATTGGCGGCCTAATCGTGCTGGCTCTTGGCGGGGTCTATTATAAGATCCGTGCAGATGCCGTGGCCGAAATTCAGGCTGCGGCGACTGCCGATGCTCTGCGGAGGACACAGGATGCGATACGCGCTGGCGATGCTGTTAATCTCACCCCTGATGGGCTGCTCAAGTCTGACGGCCACCGTAGAGACTAATAAATCAGTATGTGGGGTCTGGAGGGATGTTTCTTGGTCTTCCAAGGACACCACCCAGACCATTACTGAGGTAAAGATCAATAATGCTCGGCGTGAAGCATGGTGTCACGATGCCAAATAAGTGCTATAATTTGGCAATTGGCGGAGTTTATCCATGACCACTGGTCTTTCATATGATGGCACCGTAGCTGGCACGACCAGCTATGTGACACAGATTGCCACTATGGCGGTGGTTCAGGAGGCTGATCCGGCTTTCCAGATCATTCTTCCGCAGATGATCACCTATGCCGAAAACCGTATGTACCGCGATTTGGACTTCTTGTTCACATCCATCGCGACTACGGCATATAGCACCACAATAGGAAGCCGCCAGATTTCGGTTCCAACAGGCACCTTTGTGGTCCCTGAGCAGATCAATATCATCACTCCGGCTGGCACAACCAACCCAGATCTGGGAACCCGCGTCCCGCTTTTGCCGACTACCAAGGAGTTCTTGGATGCCTGTTATGGGTCAGGGGCTTCGGCTAATCGCGGTCTTCCTCAGTATTGGGTTCCTTTTGATGATTATACGTTCCTGATTGGACCGTATCCTGATGCCGTCTACACTTGTGAGATTGTCGGCACTTATCGTCCTGAGAGCCTGTCAGCGACCAACAAGACCACGTTCATCAGCCTGTATCTGCCAGACGTTTTCATCATGGCCTCCATGATTTACGTCAGTGCCTATCAGCGCAACTTTGGCCGTGCCAATGATGACCCGCAAATGGCAATGACCTATGAGAGCCAGTATCAGGCCCTCCTTGCCAAGGCGGATCTGGAAGAGAACCGCAAGAAGTTTGAAGCTGCCGCATGGTCCTCACAGGAACCGTCCATCAGCGCTACTCCGACGAGGTGATAGGGTATGCCGCACCAGTCGCTCAAGCTCATGCCGGGGGTCGATCAGAACAAGACCCCCGCCCTCAATGAGGCTGCTATTTCTGAAAGCCAACTGGTTAGGTTTATTCCTGACCGGACCCTTGGCGGCTTGGTTCAGAAACTGGGTGGTTGGACTAGGTTCTTTGCCAGCCAGATTGGCTCCATCGTCCGTTGCCTGTGGGCTTGGGAAGATACCAATGCCAATTCATATTTGGCCGTTGGTTCTGATGGCGTTGCACCCATTGCAGTGACCGGCGCGTCTAATAATGGCTCTGGCACGGTTACCCTGACCTATGCTGGTCCATTTGCTTTTGTGGCTGGTAACACAATCTCAGTCAGCGGAATCAATCCTGCTGGGTATAACGGCACCTACGTTGTTACATCCTCAACGCCCACATCCGTTTCTTATGCCAGCGCTGAATCTGGCGCATATGTGTCGGGCGGTCTGATTGTTGGTGGCGGCAACTCTCTTCAGGTGATCATTGCTGGAAACGGCACTGACATCACCCCGCAAACCACAACCATCAATGCTGTCGTAGACTTTAGCACTACGTCTGGAAGCAATGAGGTGGTGGTTCATATCAATAATAGCTTCATTGATGTGTATGATGTGGTTGATATTCAGACCCAAGTGAGTGTTGGCGGTCTTGTTCTGTTTGGACAGTATGCGGTTTCAAACCCCACCTTTGACCCAGATAACTTCTCCATCTTTGCCGTAGATGCCCTTGGTGATCCTGCTGTTGCAACATCAACCGTTAGCAATGGCGGCGCGGTTCCTGTGTTTGACACGACTAGCGGCAGTGACTTTGTTTCCGTCACGCTCAATGATCATGGGCTTGTTGCCGGTGACACGTTCCCAATCTTGGTTGCCACATCTGTTGGTGGCATCACGCTTTATGGCAACTACATCGTCACCGACATCACAAGCGCTAATGTGTTTGTTATCTCTGGCAGCACAAGCGCTAGCGCAACTGCAACGGCTTCTGAAAATGCAGGCGACCTCCACCTTATTGCCTATAACGGTATTGGGCCTGTTCCTGCTGGCACTGGCTATGGCCGTGGTCCTTATGGTGGCGGCGGTTATGGCACTGGCATTCCTCCTGCCGTTGGCACGGGTGTTCCGATCAATGCCGTTGATTGGACGTTGGACAACTGGGGTGAGATCCTTATTTCCAACCCGTTGAATGGTCCGATCTATAAGTGGTCCCCTTCCAGTGGTGACCCTGTAGCGCAGATCATTGCCAATGCCCCGCCAATCAATGCGGGTATGTTTGTGGCGATGCCGCAGCGTCAGATCGTGTCATGGGGATCTACATTCACCGGCATTGGTGATCCGCTTCTAATCCGTTGGTGTGATGTAAACGATTATGATCAGTGGATTGCTCTGATTACCAATCAGGCTGGCAGCTATCGTATCCCCAAAGGATCGCGCATCGTTCAGTGCATCCAAGGCCCCCAACAGGGTTTGATTTGGACTGACCTTGGCCTCTGGGCCATGCAGTATGCCGGTCCTCCATACGTCTATCAGTTCAATGAGCTTGGCAATGGCTGCGGTCTTATTGGCCGCAAAGCTGCTGGGTCCAATGGTGGCATCGTCTACTGGATGGGTCAAAGCCAGTTCTACCGTCTTGCAGGCAGTGGCGTTGAGCCTATCCGCTGCCCTGTGTGGGATGTGGTCTTCCAAGATCTTGATACGACCAATCTGGATAAGATCCGTTTTGCTGCCAATAGCCGCTTCAATGAAATCACATGGTACTTCCCTACCAACAGCAATGGCGGTGAGAATGAGGGCTATGTGAAGTATAATATCGGCTTGGACCAATGGGATTATGGCTTCAACAGCGTGGCTAATCCCTATGTGGCACGGTCTGCATGGATCAATGAATCGGTTCTCGGGCCGCCAATTGGCGCGGGTCTGAATACCTTTATCTATCAGCATGAGACATCACAGAACGCTGATGGGCAGCCAATGGTTAGCTCATTCCAGACAGGCTACTTTGTCCTGACGGAAGCTAATGTGAAGATGTTCATTGACCAAGTGTGGCCTGACATGAAGTGGGGCTATTTTGGTGGTACTCAAGGTGCCAACATCAACATGACATTCTATGTCACGGACTATGCCGGTCAGACACCTATTGCATATGGCCCGTACACGCTGACACAGGCTACAACCTACATCACGCCCCGTTTCCGTGGCCGTCTGGTCTCAATCAAGATTGAGAGCAATGACATTGATTCATGGTGGCGTCTGGGTAACTTCCGTTATCGCATTCAAGAAGATGGGAAGTACTGATGCCCGCAAGTCTTGATGACATCCTCACTACGCAGAAGAACGGCGTTGTTGCTATCAACGGTCTGAACCAGACCATGAGGCAAATTGAGGCTGATTTGATTGTTGCCGATACGTCCTTGGCGGCAATCAGCACTACACTCTCTAAGATGTACACCAACTTCCGCAACGTCCACCTTTTTAATGGTGCTGCGGGTACGTCTGTTGCTACGCTTTATACCAGCCCTGCAAGCACGGTTTCTTGTGTCACTGACATTATGATTGCCAATACAGCAGCAACGTCAGCGACCTTTTACCTGTTTATCGTTCCTGCGGCTGGCAGTGCAAGCGCAGCAAATGCTCTGTTCTATGCTGTGCCAATCGCTGCTAACACGACTGTGCAGTGGACTGGGAATCAGGCTATCAGCGCTGGTGCAACGCTTCAGGGGTATGCCTCTGCAACTAGCGTCACATTCAGTGTCACGGGGGTTCTTTCCACATGACAATTACAACCTATCCTCCTTATGGGTCATCGGCTAACCCTGTTTTTGTCAACAATGAATACATCACTGCTGCGCCGTGGGAATATCAGGTTGCCCGTGGCAAAGTTGCAGGCGCGACATCTATTAACGTCTTTGGTTATGGGACAGGAATTGATGGAACATTCTGCACAATTTGGGATGGTGCACCAACAAATTACACCTTCCCAACTGCTGCAACGGTAGTGACGATTTCAAGCTCTTCGGCTTCAGACAACACATCGTGCCGTGTGTATATTGATGGTCTTGATAGCAATTGGGATGTGATTACTGAAGTTGTCGCTCTTAATGGCACATCTAACGTCACCTCATCCCAGTCGTTTTGGCGCATCAATCGGTTCTTCCTTGTGTCGGCAGGCACAGGTCGAACATCTAATGTCGGCACGATCACTGCAACGATCAATGGCGGTACTGCGGCTAAGATTACGGCTACTTTTGGCAATATGCAAAATGCTTGGTACTCTGTACCGCGCAACAATAAACTATATATTCAGAACCTTAACGTGTTCTCAGGTGATGCTGCCAACCACGGCAACACTCAAGCCTTTGGTACGTTCCGCGCACAGCCGACATATTGGGACAGCACGGCGGGTTATAATAAGGTGTCGCGCATCTTGGCGCAGACCACATTCCAAGCTGTTCTTTCCATTCAGAGATACAATCCCAATGTGTACCTTGGGAAGACAGACATCCAATGGGAAGCCACAGTAAACACTGGCACGGCATCATTTTCGGCTATTATTGAAGCCGGGTTGATTGCCGATACAGCACCGTGAGGACATTATGCCCCTGAAAAAAGGTTCATCCCAGAAGGCTGTAAGCTCCAACATCAGTGAGCTTGTCCATTCTGGCCGTCCTCAGAAGCAGGCCATTGCTATTGCTTTGGATGTAGCCCGCCGTGCCAAAAGGGCAGCAGGCGGCCCTCTGATGGCCGGTCAGCAGCCTGAGATCCACGTTGGGGCGATTCGCAGCCCCGTGGCAGGCAGAACTGATCATTTGCCGATGCATGTGCCATCTGGCTCGTATGTCATTCCAGCGGATATTGTGTCATCTATGGGTGAAGGCAATACAGAGGCTGGATTTAAGACTTTGGATCACGCTCTGTCTCAGTACGGGATGTCTCCCCAAGCTAAGGCAGCGGGTGGTGGCACTGTATCTAAGGTGCCAATCGTGGCTGCTGGTGGCGAATATGTCATTCCGCCAGAAGTGGTCGTGGCTATTGGGGGTGGGGATATTGAGGCGGGTCATACTGGGCTTGATCAATTCGTCAAAGGAATGCGGTCAAAGCTCATCAAGACCCTCCAAAAGCTCCCCGGACCCAAGAAGGACTAAGAGGGGAAGTCCATGTTTGATGATTTGGGGGTACGTGTAGCAACACCAGCAGAGGTCCATGATGTCATGGCAGGAGCCATGGAGGCATGTGCTGAAAATGGATTTGTGAACGTAAATCAGGTAAAACTATTGGGTCAGATTTGGGATGCCCTGCATCTTAACAATGGCATCGTCGGGGTAATTGGCGAGCCGGGAAAATTAGAGGGCGGCATCCTACTCAGGGTTACTGAAATGTGGTACTCTGACGATATGATCATGGAAGAAAAGGCCCTTTTCATCCATCCTGAGTACCGTAATGCCAAGGGGGGTCGGGCACGGCGGCTATGTGAGTTTGCTAAGCGGTCGGCAGATAGTTTAGGGATGCCCTTGCTTATTGGGGTTCTCTCTAATAACCGGACGGTGGCAAAAATTCGCATGTACGAACGTCAATTTGGCGAGCCAAGTGGGGCGTTCTTCCTTTATAATGGCCGCACAGGGTCCGTGCGGGCGGCAGCGGAGTAGGCAGCATGGGTGGTGGCGGCGGCAAAGGCGGATCAACGGTCCAAGCGCAACAGATTCCGCCAGAAGTGTTGGCCCGCTATAATGCGGTCAACGCCCGTGCGGAACAGGTCGCTCAGGCACCTTATCAGCCATATACGGGTGAATTTGTTGCCCCACTTACCCAGCAGCAGCAGACTGGCATTCAAAATGTCATGAACACTCAGGGCAT